TCATTTTTGCCTGGGAGCAGGGCGTCAAGAGCCTTTACTACCAGCGCGGAACCAATCCTGCCCAGGAACTTGGGCGTAACCTGTTGCACTGTGCATCCTGCGAAGCATGAAGATCGAAAAAGAATGCAATTGTTGCGGGGCTCTGTACTCCATACTCTTTACGGAGCTCCCGCAGGAACTTGATCCTGAATTTGACGATCAGGAACTGGACGAGGAATCTGAGTTTTACCCAGAGTTCTGTCCTTTCTGTGGATCTCACGAATCTGACGAAGACGAGGACGAAGACTGATACATAGGTGCATGTGGTATTATCAGCATGCACCTTTTGATCCAAAGCCAGAGGAACTCGATCCGAAGAAAAACATCGGATTCGTCTATCTCATCACAAACCTGGTGAATGGCCGAATGTACGTCGGCAAGAAACTCTTTTTCTCCTCGAAGAGCAAGCAGGTCAAGGGAAAGAAAAAGAAGTTCAAGGCCGAGTCTGACTGGAGATCCTACTACGGATCAAACGCAGCGATTCAACAAGATGTTAAGGATCTCGGACCTACCAGCTTCAAGAGGGAGATCCTTTACCTCTGCTCCTCGAAGTCTGAGTGTTCCTACTGGGAGGCCTACGAGCAGTTCACCCGTAAGGCCATCCTGGACCAGAAGTACTACAACGACTGGCTGACCTGTAAGATCACCAGGAAGCACCTTAAAAATCTGCAATTTTGATGTTTACATCTGCCCTCCTCTGGGGTAGTATGTCTGGACAATGATCATCGTAGATTACTCTGGCGTGGCCATCGCTAACCTGTTTGCCATGCGTATCTCGGTCTCCGAGGGATTAGTTCGTCATTGCATCCTGAACTCCCTGAGACTTTACAATGCGAAGTACCGTCGGGAATACGGCCAGATGGTTTTGGCCTGTGACGGAGGTGGCACCTGGCGCCGCGAGATGTTTCCCCAGTACAAGGCTTCCCGTAAGGCCGCTCGTGAGTCCGGTGACATCGACTGGAAGGAATTCTTTCGGATCCTCGGTAATGTCCGAGACGAGATTCGCGAGAACCTTCCCTTCAAGGTCGTCCACCTGCAGGGAGTCGAGGCCGATGACATCATCGCCACGCTGACCGATAGCACCCAGGAATTCGGCAAGCACGAGCCGGTTATGATCATATCTTCAGACAAGGATTTTGTTCAGTTGCATCGGTACAAGAATGTTCGTCAGTACAGCCCGATGGCCAAAGAATTCGTCAAGGAAAAAGATCCTGTTCGCTACCTGCAGGAGCATGTTCTGCGTGGTGATACCGGTGATGGCGTGCCAAACGTTCTTTCTCCGGATGACGTCTTTGTTTCTGGTGGCAGGCAGACACCACTTCGTGCCAAGCTCATGGATGAGTGGATCTCGAACTGGGATTCACTGCAAACCAAGATGACAACCGAGCAATATCGCAATTTCCAGCGCAATCAGGCGCTGATCGATCTCACAAAAATTCCTTCCGCCAAGAAGACGGAGATCATAAATACTTTCGAATCTGTGAAACCGGCTTCAAATACATTGAATTACTTGGTTGAAAAACGTTGCTCCCAACTCATTGAGTGTGCGGAGGAATTTAACACCGTCTCACTATGAATAAGTTTAAGCCCACGGAGGTCTTCGAGATTTTCGATCTTGTGCAGAAAGCCGAGACGAAAGAAGAGCGGATCGCCATCCTCAAGGAGAACAACTGTCTGGCAGTTCGAGATGTTCTCCGTGCAGCCTTTGATGACACGATCGTCTTCACTGTTCCCCCTGGCGCGCCTCCGTTCAAGGAGACGTTGTCCACTGAGGGAAAGTCTCCCACCACGCTCATGCGTTCGACTCGTGATTTCACCTACTTTGTGAAGCGCGGCAAGGGGGATGCTCTCAAGCAGACCAAGCGAGAGACATTGTTCCTTCGTATGCTCGAGGGAATTCATCCTCGTGACGCAGCGATCGTCATCGCGATGAAGGACAAGAAGCTTCAGGAAGAATACCCTGCACTGAGCAAGGAACTCGTGAAGGCCGTGTGGCCTGATCTGATTTTATCTTGACGGCACAGTGTGCCCATTACATCATGGTTCACGCAAAACACAACAGCGAGATACATGATCACAAACCAACTGGAAAGACTCAAGCAAGATTCAGTGGAACTTAACTATTTCATTCAGCGCCTCCAGAAGGAGGGCAATGAGAAGCGAGTGAAAGCCATACAGAAGAAGCAGCAATACCTTGAGGAATACATCCAGACAATGCAACAAGTGAATGCCATGGCGGAGGCCGCCGCATAACTTTGTGATTTACAGACCCGCATCCGCGGGTTAGAGTGATTGTCCTTTCGTTATGAATATCTTTGTTTTAGATTCTTCACCCGTGCTTGCTGCACAACAGCAGTGTGACAAGCACGTGGTGAAGATGATTGTCGAGTCAGCTCAGATGCTGAGCACCTCCCATCGCTTGCTTGACGGCAAGATGCGTTCAGTTGTCAGATCCAATATCAATACCGGCAAGATCCGTAACGCCAAGATCTGGGAACTCGCTGATAAAAACCTTGACTCCACGTTGTACGACGCGGTGCACATGGGCCATCCATGCACCATATGGACCATGGAATCCATGGCCAATTACCTGTGGCACTATGAGCACTTCTGTGCGCTGTGTGACGAGTACACCTACCGTTACGGCAAGAAGCACGGTACCGACGAGAAGCTTCGGTTTGTTCTAGACCAGGCTCCCTCTAACATACCTGACATTCCTCAGACACCTTTCCGCTTAGCGATGAAGTCAAATCCGGAGTGCATGAATGAGAATGACCCGGTGACATCATACCGCAAATTCTACCAGACCAAGCAAGGCCGTTTCAAGATGGTATGGACGAAGCGTAACCGTCCTGATTGGTTTACCGTTTCTGCCTAATATGCCTAACTACGATTTCACTTGTCAATCTTGTGGTCACGAATTCGAACAGATCGTTCCATTCGAGAACAGAGATCTCCCACTGAAATGTCCTAGCTGCGGCAAGAAGAAGGTATCTCGTGGAGTTTCTGCAGTCAAGATGTCCTACTCAAGCCTCAAGTCCAACGTTAGCCGAGCCGGCAGCGGTTGGAACGATGTCTTGAAGAAGGTGAAGAAAGGCTCAGGCAGGTCTAACACTATTCGAACTCGCTAATGGCTAAATCAAAGAAACAAAAACAACCTCAGCCTCCAGTCTCTCTTCCGAAGTTTGACTCGCTCAAGGTCATTGAACCCTTGACGAAGTCTCAGGAGAGGGTCTTCAAGGCATTCGAGAAGAACAACCATCTCTGCCTGTCCGGGTGCGCCGGAACCGGAAAGACGTTTCTGGCCATGTACCTGGCATTCCAGGAGATCATGAGCGGCAAGTCAAAGGCCGACAAGATCATCATCGTTCGATCGATTGTTCCTACTCGAGACATTGGTTTCTTGCCTGGAGATCGTGCGGAGAAGGAATCGACCTACCTGTACCCGTACATCGCGATCTGCGCCGAGCTCTTCGGAGATCCGATGGCCTGGAACAAACTGGTCGCCAAGAAACAGGTCGAGTTCCTGACCACATCCTTCGTGCGTGGTATCACTCTGAGAGATTCCATCGTCATCATCGACGAGATGCAGAACCTCACGTTCCACGAACTCGATTCCATCATCACTCGTCTCGGTGACGGCTGTCGCCTCATCATGTGTGGCGATTACTATCAGACGGATCTGGAGAAGAAGAACGACAAGAGTGGAATCCTGGAGTTCATGGAGATCATCGAGCAGATGAAGTATTTCTATTGCATCGAATTTGGCTGGCAGGACATCGTCCGTTCTGGTCTGGTTCGAGATTACATCATGACGAAAGAGATCGTGCAAAAACAGAAATCAAAGCAAACACAAGGAAATGAAAAGAGGTAAAGGCAGAGACAAGCACGTAGAGATGGATGAGTTCGAGCGTAAGGCTCGCAAGAACAAGAAGAGCCGCCGCCCGAACGAATCTGATCAATATGAATCCTCACACGGCAGAATCAACCCGCATGACTTCCTCGATGACGAGGACGAGTTCTACAGTGAGCTCGAGAGGTTAGACCGTAACTAATGCCATTCATACACCAGAGAGTTGACATCGGATATGGCGATCTTCCCTGCGAAACTGGGGAGAAGGGTCGTAACTATGTCACTCCTCAGGGAAAGAAGTACCCATCGATCA